CGGATGCGTTCAGGTGCGAAAGGCCACCCGCATCATGGAGGACGGCAAGGTGCTGTCCCAGTCCTTCCACCGCCATGTCGTCGTGCCCGGACAGGACTACTCGCAGGAAGACCCCAAGGTGCAGGCCCTGTGTGCGGCCATCCACACCCCAGAGGTCGTCGCCGCGTATCAAGTGTCCATCCAGCCCCCGGTGCAGGAGTGACCATGACCGAACCCACCCCCACTGAACCCACCTTCTCCCCCGAGCAGACCGCAGAACACCTCGCGGCGCTGCCCCACTCCGTGGCCGTGATCGACCGCCTCATCGAGGCGAACGAGCGCACCCCGGAGGCGCTGGACGAGATGGACCGCAGCGTGCGCCACATCGCCATCATGTGCGCCATGAAGCACATCAAGGAGAGCGGCGCGGACCTGAAGCCGTTCACGGATGCGGCGGCCAGGGGCATCGAATGGATGGCCTGAACCCATGACACCCACCTCCCACCCCATTGTCGAGGCTGGCGACAAGGTCGTCATCAAGGGCGTCGAGCTCTTCATGGCCTTCGACCCCGCCATCGACGACGCCAAGGCCGACCCCGAGCTCAAGCGCTTCGACAACGAGCGCCTCCGCAAGATCGTCGGCGCCACGGGCAAGCACATGAGCCGGGGCTCCTTCCCCCGTGTGGTCATCATGCACGAGAAGGACGGCAAGGAGCCCAAGTCGGCGGTCGGAAGAATCCCGGCCCTCAAATACGAGGAACGGGATGGGGTTGGGTACATTGTGGGAGACATGGAGGTGGGAAGGGACATCTTCGACCGCTTGATCGCCACCAACGCCTTCCCCAGGCGCTCGGCTGAGATCTGGTCCGAATCCAACCACCTGAGCGAGGTGGCGCTGCTGGGCCGCGAGACCCCACGGCGCCCGCTCCCCGACACGCACTTCGAGCGTGCCGGCTTGAAGATCACCTTCTCGAAGTCCAACCACGACCTCGCCGGGGTCGGTGGCGGGCTCAACACCTACGTCCCGGCAGCAATCAAGGAGGAGGCTTCCATGCCTTCAGACCGCGACTACAGAGCCGAGCTCGATGCCATGAAGTGCGCCATCGACGACCTGGCCGCCACGATGAAGAAGAAGTTCGGCGAGGACAACGACGAGGACAAGGCCGAGATGGCCGGCGAAGGCATGGACTTCCAGGCCGACGAGGAGGAGGCCGAGGAGGGTGGCGAAGGCATCCACATCGACATCGGCAGCCACGACGACGAGAGCGCCGAGATGGGCATGGACGAGGAGGAGGAAGTGATCGCCTCCCGTTCCACCTACGCCCTGCGCTCGGAGAACGCCCGCCTGAAGGCCCGCATGAGCCGCCTGGAGGCCGAGGTCAAGCGCGAGCGCTTCTCGCGTGAGATCGAGATCATGGAGCAGGAGGGCTACCGCATCCCCGAGGGCCAACGTCCCGCGCTCTTGGCGCAGCTCGCCTCGGCCAAGGACCCGGTCGCCCTGCTCGAGTCGTGGCGCGAGCTGTTCTCGCGCGACCCCATCGGCGCCAAGATCGACATGAGCCGCGCGTCCATGCCCAAGGCGATGGCCGTGGGCGACGTCGGCGACCTCGTCAAGCAGTTCGCAGGCAAGCCGGATGAGTTTGCCAAGGCGATCAACTCCCGCATCAACAAGCGCTGAGGCGCAAGGAAACAGACACCCATGCTCAACTTCTCACCCAACCTCGTCGCGGGCGGGACCATCAACCCGTACCGCATCGTCAAGATGGACACGACCGCCTTCACGGGCGTGGCCGCCACCGCCGCCGCCGACTACGTCGTGGGCGTCACGGACGGCTCCACCCGCCGCTTCGACGCGACGGCCAACGCCTCGTCGGGCGACCCGATCAGCCTCCAGCCCTCGAACGTGGTTCAGATCGAGGCAGGCGGCAACATCACCGCAGGCCTGGGCCTGATCCCGTCGACCGCAGGCGTGGCGATCACGGCCGCCGGCGCGGGCAACGTGCCCATGTTCGTCGCCTTGGAGGCTGCCGCCAGTGGGCAGATCTTCTGGGCCTACCGTCTCCCCGCCACCAAGGCGCTCTGATCCAAACGGACCTTAAGGAGGTCACACAATGGCTTACGTCGCAGTCGGTGGCGGGCTCAACACCTACGTCCCGTCCACCAACGCCCTCGCAACGGGCGCTCTTCAGGTCGAGTTCACCCGTGCGGTGAACACGTTCCCCATCACCAAGTACGCGCAGATCGTCCCGGTCAACCAGATGACCGGGTACTACCTGCGCCTGGATTCGGACGACAACGTCCGCATCACGGACATCAACGCCTTCCAGTGGCCGCTGGGGAACGACCGTCCGGTCGGCTCCACGAACCAGCACGACTTCGTGCAGTTCGCCTGCCAGCGCTTCGCGTATCCGTTCTACATCCCGAACGAGACCGTGAAGCAGGCCGCCTGGGACATCGTCGCGCAGCACGCCCGCGCCAAGGCGCAGCTGGCCATGACGGGCCGCTGCATCCGCACCGCGACCGCGCTGACGACCTCGGCGACGTTCAACGCGGTCGGCAACTACGCGGCGAACGGAACGGCCAGCCCCGGCGGCGCTCCTTGGACGACGTCGACCACCAACGTCATCCAGAAGGCGATCCAGGGCATCCTGCAGCGCATCTCGCTCACCACGGGCGGTGCGGTGCGGGCCGAGTACGACGTGATGATGGTCATCTCCCCGACCGTCGCCAACCTGCTTTCGCAGACCACGGAGGTTCGTGACTACGTCAAGAACTACCAAGCGGCCATGCCCTTCCTGCAGGGCTCGGACACGTTCGCCATGTACGGCCTCCCGCCGAACCTCTTCGGCGTGCAGGTGGTCGTGGACGACAGCGTGCGCGTCACGACCCGCAAGGGCGCGTCGAGCACGACCCGGCAGTACATCTACGGCAACTCGGCCGTCTTCGTGAGCCGCCCCGGCGGCCTGATCGGCGTCGAGGGCTCGACGAGCTTCTCGACCGTGCAGATCATGGCCTTCGAGGACATGACCGTCGAGAACTGGGACGACCCGAAGGACCGCCGCATTGAGGGCCGCGTGATCGACAACAGCACGACCGAAGTGGTCGCGCCCGTGTCGGGCTACCTCGTCGCCGACGTCACCGCCTGATCGGTCTCGGAGTGGAAGGGAAAGGGGGGAGGGCGCTTCGGCTCCCTCCCCCCCTTTCGTGAACGGAGGCACGCATGGCATTCGCCACCTACGCCGACCTCGAGAAGGAACTGGACGTTCGGATCATCGCCGAGCTCTGCTCGGACAACGGGGAGGACTCCGCGCCCCCCAACCCGATCACGACAATGGCGCTCGAGCGCGCCACGGCCATGATCAAGTCGTACGCCCGGGTGGGGAACATCTACACCGACCTGGACCTCAACACGCTGGCCAGCGCAGGGGACTGGCTCCTCGTCGGGCTGACCTGCGACTTGGCGACCGAGGTGCTCTTTCAGCGCCGGGGCATGGTCGTGCCGCCGGCCGTGGAGGAGCGCCGCAAGCGGGCCTACGAGATGCTCGAGCACCTGCGGGACGGGCGGCAGATCTTCGGCGCCATCGCCAAGGCGGCCGACGCTGGCCTGCCCGAGGTGCGGGCGACCCCCCTGCAGACGCTCGCCTACTACAACCAGGTGAGCTCGAGCAACTTCTTCCCGCCGCGCAAGCCCAACACGATGCCAGGAGGCTGACGTGGCCTTCGGCTTTGGCGGCAGCAGCTGGCAGAAGCGTGTGGCGGCGGCGCTGGGCGACCCGCGCATCCTCAACGGCATCTCGCAGGCCGTGGCCGCGGCTGCCAAGCGCCACATCGCCAAGAGCGAGGGCCGCGGCCCGGGCGGCTCTGCGACCGCCCTGAAGCCCCTCAAGAGCCTGGACACGGAGTTCTGGACGAAGACCAAGCCCAAGCAGGGGCCGATCCTGGGAACGCGCAAGCGCGTTGAGATGCGGCAGAAGAAGGCCAAGGACGGCCGGGTGACCATCAAGCCCACGGAGGTGACCGAATACCTCGTCAAGGGGCAGTCCTACCGCGACGGCGGGCAGCCGCTGCGGGACACAGGGAACCTCGTACGCAACCTTGGGGCCAGGACGGCCCGCATCGGCGCGACCCGGCTCGAGATCACCCTGACCGGGCCGAAGTACGCGATCTACCAAGAGCTCGGCTTTGAGACCTCCGGGCCGAACTACGTCCCGCTGACGCGCAAGGGCGTGCGCCAGCACGCGACCGGGCAGAACCCCGACAAGGAAGGGCTGGTGCGCGGCAAGGACTTCCTCATGGCATGGGGCGGCGTCAAGGTGCCCGCGCGTCCGTTCCTCGTCCCCACGGACAAGGAATGGGCGGGTATCGGCCGCACGATTAGACTAGGGATGAGCAAGGTGCTCAAAGGAAGGACGAACTGATGCCTACGGCGATCTTCGTGAGCGGGCCGACCCGCATCGACTGGTACGACGGCTCGGTGTGGACCGAGCTCGGCGAGTGCGACAACGACAACCTCCCACAGGCCACGTGGAACGACTACCAGCACGAGGTGCGGACGTCGTCGAGCGGAGGCACGCCCGAGGAGATCGTCCTGCAGAACACGGACGGGGCGATCACCTTCACGCTGGTGAAGTGGGACGCCACGGAGCTCGCGCAGCTCGAGGCGCGCCAGCGCGGGGCGCAGGGCACGACCACGGTCGGCCGCCTGCTCGTCACCGACAGCGGCACCTTCGGAATCCGCATCTACCCGAAGACCCCCGGCAAGACGACCTACACCTTCAATCGGTGCTACCTGCCCCCGAACGGGCTCGTGCATTCGAACTTCGGCAACGTCGAGCGGCGGCTTGGCCTGACGGTCAAGGCGGTGCCCGACGCCAACAACCTCCTCTACGCGACGGGGACCAGCGTTTGATCGACCTCAACGAAAACGACGACCCCCTGCTCTTCCGAGCTCAGGTGCCTGCGGGCAGCCTCATCGTGCAGTGGAACGAGGCGCTCGCCGTGCTCGCCAAGCCCGCTGGCGGCGAGCCGAGCGTGCAGGACGTGGCTACGGCCATCCGCAAGGTGTCGCGCACGCCAGAGGTGGCCGCGCAGTCGAGCGACGAGGTGCTCTTCGCCGTCTTTGCCCGCATGGGCAAGGCGGTGGAAGCCGCGGGAAACTGACCAGGGGGGCCGCCCTCTTCCTTGCGACGTACGGCCGTCCCCCGAGCGACTTTGACCAGGAGACTGCTATGGGCCTGATGGCCAACATCCCGATGGTCGAGGCCCGCAGGGCGCTGTCGTTCGCGCAGGGCATCGCCGTGGCGTTCGGGTCGCCCGAGGCGGCCGAGGGCGTCGTGCGGCAGGCCACGGGCAGCGACGAGCTCGCCTGGAGCGTCCGCATGGGCCTGCAGCACCAGATGCACGGGAGGGGCCGCTGATGGCCGTGCAGTCTGACTCAGCCATCTGGAACGCGCTCGTCCAGGATCTCAAGGAGTGGATGGACGAGGCGGGCTACGGCATCGCCGTCTACCTCCGCGAGGCGCCCGGGCAGGACGTGACGGCGCAGTACGCGATCCAGGTGATCCCGGGCGGCGACACGGCGCGGCATCCCATCAGCGGCGTGGGCCTGCTTGAGTCGCAGGTGCAGCTCGTCGTCTGGTGGCGGAACCTGTACGACCCCGTGCACAAGGCGACCCTGCGGATCGCAGGCGAGCGTGGCATCGAGCAGTTCATCGACGGCCTGCGGACCCGCATGATCCAGAACACGCTCGGCGGGCGCCTGACGATCCCGTTCACGTGGCGGTCGGGCGGCACCGTCGAGCAGGTGGATGACCTCGTGGGCTGGATGCGCGGGACGGAGACCTTCGTCTGCGCGTTCGAGATCGACTGGAGCGTGCAGTGATGGAAGATTTGGGACGCATCGTCATCGACGTGAACGCCACGGGGGACGGCGGGGCCGGCGGCGGGACAGGCTCGCGGATGCTGCAGCGCGTGGGCGGGGCGCTTACGCAGGCGGGCATCGGGATGATCCAGGGGCAGGGCGCGGGCGGGGCGCTTGCGGCGCAGGGGCTGACGAAGCTCGCGGCGATGGGAACGGCGGGCGTGGCGATTGCGGCCCCGCTGATTGCCGTGGGCGTGGCGGGCATCGCCCTGAAGAAGACCTTCGACTTCCTGAACGCGGCCGCCAAGCGGCTTACCGACACGCTGCGGGACTACAGCCCGCAGATCATGCTCGCCGACGCCATGAACGAGATTCTGATGTTCCAGGAGAAGATGCGCGCAAGCGCGGTGTCGGGCGGCGCGCTGGCGCGGCGCGAGCTCGCGCAGGGCCGGATCGAGCGCGTGCTGTTCCGGGTTTCGGACCTGCTCGGCCGCATCGGGGCCATCGCCGTGGCGCCGATCCTTGAGCTGCTCGCCAACCTGCTTGAGTTCGTCGAGAAGAAGATCGCGCCCGTCCTGTCATTGGTGGGCCTTGCCGTCTTGGGCACCATCAAGCTGTTCGGGCAGTTTCTCCAGATGATCCCCGGCTTCATGGCGTACGGACTAGGGGCCGAGGCATGGGCGGTCGACATGATCAAGGCGCTGAACAGGCTCGGCACGAACACCGACCCGATCTACCAGGGCAACGCGCCCTTCATCGCCGACCTGCGCCTCATGGGAGCGAAGATTTGAACCCGCAAGGCGCGAGGATCGAGGACGTCGCGCAAGGCATGATGCTCATGTCCGACCGCAAGGCGGCCGAGCAGCGTGCCCTGCAAGCGCAGGGCGCCAGGGCCGCCGTCGCCGTGCAGCGCGTGGCGCGCAACCTGCAGGTGATCAACCACGAAACGAACGCGCCTTTTGTCGCTGACCTGCGCCTCATGGGAGCCCTGCCGTGAGCACCCCGACCGGAAACGCCTACCTGTCCTTCGCCTACGACAGCCGCAGCTGGGATCTCGGCTTCGTCAACGTGTCGCAGTACGACCAGCGGCCTGAGTACGCCGAGGACGGCTTCACCCTGAACTACTACGCCGTGACCGTGACGGGAACGGCCTTGGTTGCGGACGGCACGGGCACCTACACCGAGCTCGCCGCCAAGATGCGCGACGGCACGGGCCGGGTGGACGCCGTCAACCTCCGCATCGTGTCGGGCGGCACCGAGACCCTGATCGCCCAGACCTACCCCGACGCCCGCCGCGGCCCGCTGCTGCAGCTGACCGTCACCGAGGTGGCTGGCAGGCGCGCGGCCCTCGTGTCCTTCACCCTGACCGCTGCGGTGGTGCGGACGAGCCCCATAGACGACGAAGACCCCGACCTCGACTATCCCGTCGTGTCGCACCGCTGGACGCAGTCGTTCAGCCTCGACGCGGGCGGCCTCGTCACCCGGACGGTGCGCGGGACGCTGACGGTCAACATGAGCGCCACGGGCCTCAGCACGACGCCAGCCGCGAGTGGCCTCATTGCTGCGGTAACCGGAATCTCCGCGTGGCCCGACCTGTTCCGCCGCTGCGTGATGCCCACGACGGACGGCACGAGCATCTGGCGGCGCACCGCGCAGACCTTCGCCATCAGCGAGAGCGGCAACCAGCTCACCTACGAGGTGACCGACGAGCAGGCCCGGACGAACCTCCCCAACGGCGCCTACGAGGGCAACTGCGACTTCACCTACGAGCGCAGCCGCAACAACATCGCGTACGCCACGCTGCGGTTCTCCTGCGACCTCGTTGGCGAGGTGCAGGGTGACGTGCGCGCCCTGATCTGGGCGGCGGTGGAGCTCGCCACGACCCGCATCCCCTTCGACAAGGCGATCCTTGACCGCCTGAGCGTGCAGGAAAAGGACATGATGAAGCGGGCGGCGATCCGGCTCGAGATTGACGCCAGGTGCCCCGCGACCGCCGTGGAGGGTCCGACTGCGGCCTACGCGGCCGTCCCGCTCGCCCGCCTTGTCGGCATCGCCTTCACGGTGACCCGGACGTGCAGCTTCGCCGTGGGCGCCTACGGCGGCTCGGGCAACGGCGTCTACGGCATCCCGCACTGGAACGGCAACCGCCTGTCGGCCAAGCCCAACACGATCCAGAACGTGCAGGTCGCGGCGATGGTGGCCGTGATTGAGTCCAGCTGCCCGCTCGGCACGCCAGCCACGGTGCTGCTTGTCCCCGACACCGACCTCGCCTCCGCAAACAGCCTGATTGTGCAGGGGCCGTTCGGCAACGAGCAGATCGCGTCGTTCAACTCAAGCGGCGAGACTACGACGGTCGAGAAGGCGTTCACGGTCACGGACGTCGACACCGACACGGGGATGCACCGCCTGCCGACGATGTACACGCAGGGCGCCGACTTCGTCTTCCAGGCGAAGAAGCCCACGGTGATGCTGACCGAGGTCACGACCGTGCGGCGCACGAACCTCCCGCCCAACCGCATCTTCCGCCCCATCCCGGCTGGCTTCGTGGTCGTGAAGGACGAGTGGCGGGTCAACCACGGCGAGATCGACTCGGCGGGGCAGCGGTCGTTCACGGGCATCTACACGCGCAAGCTGATGGCCTTTGACGGCGGCGGCGCGACCTCCAACGGCTTCTCGACGGTCAGCAGCCGCCGGCAGTGGTGGGTGCCGGGGGCGAACCCGAGCGTGGCCGCCCCGCTGACGCTGGGCTACAACCTCGACAACCAGGTGCAGGCGAACAACGTCCTCGCCTTCGGCTCGTCCTCGCAGGCCTACGCGCTGGGCACGGCCCAGAACTACGCATGACGCTCGTGCAGGCCTACATCACGGTCGGCAGCACGGTCATCCCGTGCCTGCCGCCCGGGCCGCAGGAGCGCGAGCACGCGAGGCGGCTGGGGATCGACGAGAACGACCTGTTCAGCGTGGACGTGCCCTGCGGCATGACGCGCTGGACGCGGGCGTCGGTGCTGATTGCCTCTACGCAGGTGTCGGCCCTGTACGCCTCGAGCCCGGTGCGCCTAGATCTGAACGACGGCAGCGGCGGGACGCTTGCCATCCGCAATTTGTACGCCCGCCCGCCGCAGCCGTTCCTTTGGCGCCAGCCCGGGGGGCTGGTGCTTGTCGAGCTCGTGGACGAGCGCTGGTGGTGGCAGTTCTCGAGCGCGGCCCTGATGGACCAAGTGCTTGCGCCCCTCTGGTCGTCGGACGGCAGGTGGCAGGTGAACGGCACGGGCGCGACGGTCGACATCACGACCTATTCGGACGTCCTGACCGAGGTGGCGACGGTGGCGGGCTCGCTCAACCTGACCGCCCCGACCGGGTTCGTGACGCGCAGCCCGGAGCACATCCGTCGCCTGTCGGACCTGATTGGCAGCCCCAACGCAAGCCTAGCGATGGTCGTGGACGCCGTTGGCGCCGCCAACACGCAGGTGATCGTGCCGGATGGCCTAGGCGGGTTCGTGTTCGTGGACCGCGCTGGCCTGCAGGCCGACTACGACAAGACGATGGGCACGTATGCGCGGGCGTTCTCGGGGGGCGGTCAGCCCGTCAACGGGACGGCTGGCGGCGCCGATGCCCTGGTCAACATCTGGAACCAGGCGGGCTTCCAGAACCGGGCGCCGCGGCAGGCCATGAAGATCCTGCCGCAGCGGTCGGTCGAGGGCAAGACGGTCTACGACAACGTCACGGACGCCAACGTCCCCGCCGACCGGGTGCATTACCCCTACGACCAGTCGTTCAACCAGACCGACACGCCGTCATGGACGCGGCAGCCCACCCGCATCGGGCACGGGATGCTCACGGAATCGGCCGTGGTCGTGAACGACGCCTCAAGCGGGACGCTGACGACCTGCCCCGGATGGAACCCGGCCACGCTGCTCGGGCAGGTAGACACGGACTACGCAAACCGCTACGAAACGGTGCCCTTCGGGCGCACCTGCTGGGCGGGCTTCATCCCGTGGTTCATCAGCGCCTCGGACACCATCGGGCAGCTCGGCTGCGTTTCCTACCGCCTGAGCGAGGTGGACGGGGTCGTGTCGCCGTTCACGGTCAGCGTGGCGCGCGAGGACGACTGGCGATTCGGCCTGCAGGGCGTGGGGGAAAATGAGCCGTCGCGCCTCGTGACTGGCAAGGGGCTTGCCCACTCCTACCGCAACTGCGTGGGCCTGACCATCGTCGACGTGCCCCCGCCGATGACGCGGGTCTTCCCGGCGATCATCACGGGATCGGACAGCCTTGGCAATTGGCGCTGGAGCTACGGATTCACCGAGGTCGAGCCGAACCCTGCCGGGGGCTCGACGCTGTCGGTGTCCACGGGCTCGTACGCCAGGAGCGGCACGGCCTACAACATGGCTGAGAACGGCAACGACCTGTCGGGCGGCCTGATCGCTCCCGGCGTCGACCAGGCCAACTACCCCAACGCGACGGTGGCGGCGCTGCCGATCAGCGACGACACCATCGTGATGATGTGCGAGCAGTTCCCCACCGCGCACGTCAACGAGTCCTGCACCGCGACGGGACCGCGGTTCTGGTTCTCGATGCCCAACGCCGTCCTCGTAGAATGCATCGAGGAGGGCTGACATGGCAAGCGACTGGAACCCCATCATCGCGCAGGGCGCGGACTACCGAGCGACCGTGGAGGTCGCGCAGTGGCCTTCGGGCTACCCCGCCCTGAGCACGGCAACGGAGTGGCGCTGGGTGCTGTCGCAGGCCGAGACCACCGCCTTCCTGACGGCGAGCTCGACGGGCGTCAGCCCGATGATCACCCTGAACCTCGCTCAGACCATCGGCACGATCCTGGTGCCGTTTGCGACCACGGCCAACTTCCCGCTCGGGCAGTTCCGGTACGACCTTGACATCGTCTTCAGCCCGACCGTCAAGATCCGGCTGATTAGCCTGGGCTCGGGCGTGGTGAACACCTTCTCGGGGTCAACCTGATGGCAGACGTCGAGATCAATGTTCAGCCGAACTCGGTGACCCTGAACGTGGGCGGCGTGGACAGCATCACGGCCGGCGCGGGCCTGCTCGGGGGGATCATCACCTCAAGCGGCACGGTGGCCGTCGACTTTGCGCCCAACGGGGCCGGCACGGCCACGCAGGTGCCGACCGCGACCGACAGCCGCCTATCCAACTCGCGCACCCCGACGAGCCACGCCTCGACGCACGGGAACGCAGGCAGCGACCCCATCACCATCGCCCAGACGCAGGTGACCGGGCTTGCCACGGCGCTCAACGGCAAGGCGAGCATCCTGACGTCGATCAACGCCGGGACAGGCCTGTCGGGCGGGGGCAACCTGTCCGTGGACCGGACCTTGTCGGTGGCCTTTGGCACGTCGGGCACGACCGCCTGCGTCGGCAACGACGCTCGCCTGTCGGACGCTAGGACGCCGACCGCGCACGCGGCCAGCCACGCCTCGGGCGGGGGCGACCCCATCACCATTGCGCAAAGCCAGGTGACGAGCCTTGTCAGCGACCTCGCGGGCAAGGTGCCGACCTCGCGCACGGTCACGGCGAGCACGGGCCTGACGGGTGGCGGCGACCTGAGCGCCAACCGCAGCTTCGCGGTCGACTTCGCCGCCAGCGGCGTGGCAACGGCAGGCAAGGCGTGCGAGGCCACCGACAGCCGCCTGTCGAACTCCCGTGCCCCCACGGGCGCGGCGGGCGGCGACTTGACGGGGAGCACCTACCCCAACCCGACGATCAGCCGATTCGCCACGTACGCCATCAGCACCTCGGCCCCGGTGTCGGGTGAGGGGTGGGTCTACGACGGCACCACGTGGCAGCACGTGCCGCTCACGGACGTCCAGGTCTACACCTCGGCCGGAACGGCCACGTGGACGAAGCCTGCCAACTGCAAGACCGTCCGCGCCATCCTGATCGGCGGCGGCGGCGGCGGCGGAAGCGGCCATGCCCACGCCAGCGGAAACCGAGGCGGCGGCGGTGGCGGCGCGGGCGGCGGCATCACCGAGATCACCTACCAGGCGTCGAGTTTGCCGTCGACCATGACCGTGACGGTCGGGGCGGGCGGGGCAGGCGGGGCTGGCGTCATCGCCAACAACGACGGCAATCCCGGCGTGGCCGGGACTGCCTCGACGCTGACTGCCTCGGGCACGACCTACGCCCGGGCGGCGGGCGGTGCGGGCGGCGCGCAGGGCACGAACTCCGGCGGGGCCGGCGGCGCGGCCGGG